TAATCCGATGAGATGCCGGTCTGTCTCACTCTCATGCAAAGGTAAGATCAACCATTTAATCCGCTTACCCAAAATTTTTATATGCAACCAAACCTGTCACAGCAAAACGCCGGGCAATCAAGGATGCTTGCAGAAAAATGTGGATTGTCCGAGGTTGAGTCGCGGTTCCTAGATTACTTACTAGGGATTCACAATCCTTCTTATAGAGACGCTGGGGTGCTTGTGAAAGAGACCCGGATTTCCCTTGGATTTGAGCAATGGGAAGATTTTGCACGCTTGTGGAGGGCCGCTATCGATGGAATCTCCAAATATATCGATGATCATGAACCGACAATTCCGGAAAAGCGAGAGCAAAAATGGTCGATGTATCTCGCCTTGAATAAGGCGGAATGTCGCAGGGCCTTTCTGTTGACGCCGGACTATCCCGTACCGGTGGGAGGTATTGGTAGGGTTGTTCCTGAAGAAGAATGGTTGGCAAACAAGAGACGGATTGCGGATCTCTTGGCGAAAGGTTTGTGTCCGTCGTGCACAAACTCTGAGAAAACAAAGCCGAAACGAATTTTTTCGACGCGCCAAGAGGCAGCGGTGTCTTTCTCAGATGGGGCGATCCATTTCATTATCTTTCCTTAAACCTTTGCGCGTTCTTTTGTACGTGTCCGTCTTTTTTGTTCATCAATCCACCCCTGGATATCCTGCAGCTGGAATCTCCAGGTGCCTGCCACTTTAAAGCCGGGTAGCTTCCCCTGTTGGGCTAGGCGGTAGATCGTCTTCTCGTCCACGGCCAGGAACCCTGCAACGTCGCGGACGGTCATGGCGGGCGGCGGCTGTTCGGCCATCGGATTTCTCCCACATAATGGATATGGTCAGTATAGTGGAAGATAGGGCAAACCAGTCCAATCTTTGCAAAGAATGATCATGCTGCCGTGCAGCAGGCTCACTGGATGAGCTTCCCGTCGTTCAGACTGAACGCGTTAAACTGCCGCCAGCATCAAGAGTTGGGTCGACGCCCATACCAACCTGCCCCCCCCGGGGCAAGGTGGATCGCGAAAGCGGATGTGGCCTTTTAAGGGGCAACCAATCGAGCGAGCGTCGACCCTCCCCAGAAACGGAGGGTTTTTGTTTGTGCAGTCCGAACTAGACGCGTCATTAATCAATGCATACCTTGAGACCGAGTACAGGGTCACGCAGGCTCATCCTTTAGTGCTCAGGGTAGATGTACCTAGCCCCGAACTTGCCAGCCTCTACAAGGCGAAGGGTGCCTCCTGCGCCGCTTTCATAACGGCGTGTAACCCCTTTAGTTGTGAGTTGAGTGACGCCGATAACGCAAAGCGCCAAGCCGAGCTCGCTGCTGAACTGAAACGCAGAAGCTTGAGCTTCTTTGAGGGCGTTGGCCAGCATCCATCCGGAGACTGGCCCGGAGAGCCTAGCTTCCTCGTGCTCGGGCTTGCGTTAGAAGCGGCTAAGTCGCTAGGCAAGGCCTATGAGCAAAACGCCGTCATTTGGTGTGGCCCAGATGCGGTGCCGAGTTTGGTTCTATTGAGATGAGCTTCCGTTTCCAAAGACGAATCAAGATCCTGCCCGGCCTGCGTCTTAACGTAAGCAAGACCGGCATCTCTTGGACCGTGGGCACGCGTGGAGCAAGCGTTACTGCGAGGGACGGGAAACTAACTGGTAACGTGGGGCTGCCTGGCACAGGTCTTTCATATCGAAAGCGTTTGGACTTACCTGATCCAGACCCCACCATTCAGGATCCAGAGACCCCTCACCAGAGCTCTGGCGCGCCATCTTGGCTGATCCTCATCATTGTTTTGGCGGTTGGGATTTTTATTGGTCTGTCCATTCGATAGGCGTCAGGCTCAAGAACACTTGCTCCTGCAGCGCCCATTCGCTTGGGAACGGCTTGAATAAATCCTTCATCGTTAAGTGCGGCGGATGCTTGCCTTCGACGATAGCCTCAACAACTCGCGGTGAAAGGGTTGCCAGTCTCGAGATTCGGCTTACAAACGACGGGCAAATCTTTTCCTTCTCGGCTATGTCGTAGATCGTGTTGTAGACGCCATCAAGCATCAATCGCTGCCATCTAAAGCCTCTTGCAATCGCCTTCACCATACTGTTGTCGACTTTTGACTCCTTGCGCTCGAGGACCCTGGAGCCATCGGGTTTGATGATGATCGTTTTGACGCCTCGGCGATAAAAGTTCATCGCAATGTTGGTGGTTGTCATGCGGCCTCCAGCAAGTTTTCTCTCGGTCTAACCGTCTGATTAATTAGGGTTGCAATCCCATCGGTGGCCCACTCAATTGCGGCGCCATCCGGGCGGATCGTGATGCGGTGAATTAGGTGTTGAACAATCCGAGCTTGCTCAGCTGGAAACAGTTCGTCCCAGACTTCATCGATAGACCGCAGCGCATCGATTGCCTCGTCCTCTTCGATGTCTGGTCTAAGCCTTGTAACCTCGGCTACAGCCGCCGCAGTAACTTCAGGCAGCCGCAGGATCTCTTTGATCTTCTCTACGATCACGGCTTCGATCTCACCTGCTGGCAGGCGTTGTACTTCGCACGCCGATGACCCAAGCTTGATGGCATCGGTGTTGATGTAATACCTGTAGTAGCGCTGCTTTTTAATTGTGTAGCCCGGTGTAAAGCAACGTCCCTCTGCGGAGTACAGAAGCCCTTTTAAGAGGCAAGGCGCCTTCGAGTCGCGCTGCGAGCGAGCCGCCTTTTTTTGCTTCTTGTCACGATCTCGGGTGAGCGCAGTGTGCGCCTGATCCCAGAGCGCCTGGTCGATGATTGCTGGATGCTGGCCTGGAAAGTGTTGCCCCTTATAGGCGGCGATACCCAAGTACACGGGATTATTCAGAATCTTATAGATGTAGCCCTTGTCGACGAGCTTGCCCTTTCGCTCAACGCCCTTTGCGGTTGTCCATGACTTGGAGGTCACGCCTTTGGCGCGAAGGTCTTTCACAAGCGCGGCCATCGATCCAACTAGCGCGAACCTGCGGAAAATCTCCTCCACCAGTTGGCTCTCCGTTGGGTTGGGGACAAGCTTTCGCTCAGACACGTCGTAGCCTAGCGGCGGCATCCCGCCCATCCAGATCCCGCGTTGGCGTGAGGCGGCGATCTTGTCGCGAACGCGCTCACCGGCGAGTTCACGCTCAAACTGAGCAAATGAGAGAAGGATGTTGAGGGTCAGGCGACCCATAGAGGTGGTGGTGTTAAAAGACTGCGTTACGGAGACGAACGTGACCTTATGCTCGTCAAAGATCTCCACCAGCTTTGCAAAGTCGGCTAGCGATCGGGAGAGGCGATCGATCTTGTAGACAACGATGATGTCTACGGCCCCCTTTTTGATGTCGGCTATCAACTTCTGTAACCCAGGCCGGTCCATATTTCCGCCTGAGTAGCCGCCGTCGTCATACCTCTCAGGTAGCTGCAGCCAACCTTCAGTCTTCTGACTCAGGATGTAGTTTTCACATGCATCACGCTGCGCATCGAGTGAGTTGAAGTCTTGCTCGAGCCCCTCGTCGGTTGATTTGCGGGTGTAGATCGCACAACACAGTTTGCGTTGGGTCGTTGCCATCAGCCACCCCTTGAGCTTTGAAGGCCAAAAAATGCCCAGCCGTTACGGTTTGTGCCGGTGATCTCTTTGGCGATGCTTGAGAGCGATTTGTAGGGCTTGCCTTGGTAGACAAAGTGCTCATCGGCAACAGTCACTTCATGGGGCACCCCCTTCCAATCCCGAATGAGCCGCGTACCGGCGACTGGGCGGTTGTCTAGGCGACGCTTGCGCACGTGCCTTTTACCACCATCCAGCTCATCTCCAAGCCGCTCAAGGCGTCTGATGGTTTCCCGCTTGAGTCCGCCCAGGGCGAGCTCCTGTATGCGGTAGGCAAGCCGGCTCTCTAGAAACTGGCGATTGAACTGCGGTGCTGGCTTTTGAAACAGCTGTTCCCACATCCGCCGCAGGTCGCTAATCGGGGCAGACTTAAGAGCGGCCACGCGGGCCAAGGTACTACTGAGCGTCATGGAGGTCCTCCTGGGTGGTCAAAACACCTGTACTAACGCTCTGTTCGGTCCGTTCAGCAAGTCGTTTTTTGCGTTGCAGCAGCCTAATTACCCCTTCCGCCAAGAGTCGGGCGAAAATGTTTGGAAATTCTGCGGCGGTTGGGGCGACGGGGTTCTTGTGCGGCTTCATATTTACTTCATACCGATGAAGTCGCGAAAAACTATCAGCCAGGCGATCTGTCCGCACCAGTTTCTTAAACGAACACGAACTCGGAGTCAGTGATGTATCGGGTATTTGCTAATTTCAAGCCAATCAGTGGCCCAATCCCTTACAGGTACTTTGATCAGGTCTCAAGCATCGCTTGGAGGGCAAGAAATCTTTTGGTTACGCGCTCGGATGATCAGGTCGACCAAATGGTCAGCTTGATAGACGACATGATTGACGATTATTTCGACCGTGAGAAAGAAGATGCCAAAGAGCGGTTGCTGCGCGAGGAACGTTACGAGTTTTTCGAATCTGATGAGGATGGAAATTTAGGCGATCTCAAGTCAGAGCACGAAGACGAGCTTGATTGTCCAACCAGAGAGAACACGAGTGAAGTAGATGCCCTTGCAATGGTCGTGGGAACCTGGTCACCGGTTTTCGACGATGGGACTGCTGACCCAGAGGATCACGAGTTTTATGGTGCACTTGCTTTGGCAAAAATTGGTGAACTAATCAACAGTCTTGACTACGACTACGACTACAAGACCCATAAGTTCACAAAGCGTGAACAAAAAGTTCCTGCAGACTCTTACCAATACCGTAGGGCTGCTGAGGCGGCTATAGCTGCCATGGAGGCTGTCATGGCTGGCGAGAGTGATCGCCAGTCCAAAAGGGTCGAGGCGCGACACAAGAAGCTTTTGGATGAGGCAAAAGCCAGTGCATCTGCAGCTGTCAAGCAGCATATTGAAGAACAGGTTCAAGCCGCTCTGGAGGATGACAAGCGTCAAGCCAAAGAAAAAGCGCGTCAGAACGGTCGATTAGCGCACCGCGACTTGGACGCTCACAAAGCCCTGATTCTCGAGGACTGGGCAAAAAACCCATCGGTTCATCGAAGTGCTGACAGGGCTGCTCGTTATTACGCCGATTGGTTGAAAGAGGCGCACGGTATTGAAAAGACCTATGAGCCAAGAACTATAAGCGGCTGGATCCGCGATTACGCCAGAGCAAATAACATTAAGCTTCGGTAAGCATATGTTTTAAAACACTTTTTTCTTCTCGTTTGTGGGGGCTCTCAAAGTACATTGACCCCCCTGACTGTACGTTTTGCACGCAAAGTGCACGGTCTGACCGCTGATTGATCAGTCGGTTGGCCGAATGTTCGGCGTGGGATCTCGCGCCTTTCGCGGGTTGTTGATGCATCGAAAAATGGCTCCATTGAAACGTAAATGGAGCCGCAAACGTGCAGCACGAAAATCAAGACGAACCCGGGCACTTCTACAACTCAGAGGCTGCCAACGACGAATACTTCAGGTCCTCACAGGCCGCAGCAGGAGCAAGAGTACGCCAGGCTGCCGTTATGGCGGACATCTCCTTCGCCGACCAACAAGACCTATACCAGGAGATCCTGCTCGACCTTCTAGAGCGAGCCCCCGACTACGACCCTACAAAGGGTTCTTGCAATACCTATACAGGGCGGCTGTCCAAGCACTGCCTTGCGACCTTTCTTAAAAACCGGAATACAGACCGAAAGAGGCTCGAGTTCCACTCCCCAATAGAAGCCGCCAATGACCCGGATTTTCACGGTTCGCAGTGTGGTGGGCTCTATTCTGAGGTCACCAAGACAGCCTGGTCTCAGGACTGTGAGCTTTTCAGCGACTCCGATGTCTTGTTGACTCTCCAGCAAATACAGCACTTTGCAACAAGCGATCAGCAGAGGCTGGTCGACCTTCTGGCTTTTACAGGCTCCATTAAAGAAGCAATGGTCGCCTCTGGCCTGCCCGAGGCAACTTTCTTCCGGCAGTTACGTGACCTGCGCATGCACCTGCGGATGTTTGGGGTCAAGGACTAGTGCCTTGATAGTAAATCGCCACTCGATCGGTATGAATGATCAAGACGCACAAATTTTTAAGGAGCGGATGGTGCTTGCAGCGCAACAAATAACAGATTCGTTGAACGATCAAACCAATAGCAGGCGAGAGCTAGCTCAATCGGCGTTCAGTGCTGTGTTTCATCCGGACAAGCCGGTGATCGAGGAGATGCTCTGCGACTGGATTGCATCAGCCATGGTTGGGCAGGCCATTGTTTATCACGAGGGAATGCTACTTCGTGACCGTACGTCAGATGTTTCCGATTTAAACCTAAAGGATCGCAACCGGTTGCACGCAGTCGCAAGACGCGCCTGGATCGCCTGTGAACTAGGTCTTGTTCACCTGTTTAGCCAAAAGATTTCAGAGGGGCGCTATCGCTATCTGGCTATGCGCTCTAGCACTCATCTGACGCCACCTGAAATCAGGAGCCGTCTCAAATCCGCCACCCCCACCAACCACGCCAACTGAAAGCGAGCTCCCATGACACCTGAGTCTGACGTGCTGGATGAAATTGGGCAGTTGTATGTCGCAGAGCTTGAGGGCCTGCCACTGTCCGAGATTGACCAGCTATTGAAAAAAACAAATCACACCAAGGAGACAGCCCGTCACTACGAGCAACTCCTGCAGTCTGAACTCAACCGTCGATTTGCAGAGCGGGCGCACGCCTTGCGCAAGGACGAGGGAAAGGATACCGGCCGGGTTCGGTTTGAAAACGATGGATATGTCGTTATCGCTGATCTGCCCAAACGCACTGAGTACGACCAACTGAAGCTACGTGATGCTGTTGACGCACTGCGCAAGTGGGGCGAGGACCCGAACAACTACGTTGGTATCGAGGTCACGGTCTCCGAGTCGAAATACAACGCCTGGCCACCAGCAGTGCGTGCGCTTTTTGAGCCTGCACGAACGCTAAAGACCGGCAAGCCCAGTTATCGGTTGGAGCAAATCGACGTTAGCCGTATGCCCGCCGCAGCCAATGACCCCCACTACGAAGGAAACCACTAATGGCCATCACACTCGCACAGCTCACCCGAGCAGCAGAACCTAAACCGCCACGCATCTTGATCCACGGTGTGGCAGGTGTCGGCAAGACCACTTTTGCCTCTGAGGCAAACAACCCGGTATTTATTCAGACCGAAGATGGGCTGGGCACCTTACCGGCTACCCACTTCCCACTGGCACGAACCTACGAAGAGGTCCTTGAATCGTTGGGCTCGCTCTATACAGAGGACCACGACTTTAGGACCGTGGTGATCGATAGCGTGGATTGGCTCGAGCCACTCGTGTGGGCAAAAGCCTGTCGTGACAACGGCTGGAACTCGATTGAGGATGCGGGCTACGGAAAAGGCTACGTGGCTTGCCTGGGCCTGTGGCGCCAATACGTGGACGGGCTTAACGCGCTAAGAGATGAGCGGGGCATGGCGGTTGTTCAGATTGCGCACACCGATATCAAACGCTTTGATTCGCCCGAACACGATCCGTACGACCGCTACGTCATCAAGCTGCATACCCGCGCAGCCGCCTTGTTGCTGGAGCATTCCGATGTGGTGCTCTTTGCCAACTACCGCATCAGCACGGTTAAGGCCGATGTTGGCTTTAACAAGAAGGTGAACCGTGCAATGGGCTCAGGCGAGCGTGTGATCCACACCGCAGAAAAGCCAGCCTTTCTTGCAAAGAACCGCTATGGACTGCCAGAGACCTTGCCCCTTGAATGGCAGGCGTTTGCGCAGGCCATGCCCCCGAGCGTTCAACACATGTTGATTTCTACCCACGCAACCCCCGCCAACTGAAACTGAAAAAGGAGTATCAAAATGGCATCTCTAGGACAAACCTTTGACGCATCTTCCATTGAACCCAGCAATGGCTACGAAATCTACCCGCCTGGCAAGTACCTCGCCCAGATCACACACTCTGAGATGCGCGTGACCAAGGATGGTAACGGCCAGTATCTGTATCTTGAGCTCGACATTTTGGACGGTCAGTACGCAGGCCGAAAGCTTTTCGATCGGCTCAACCTTGTAAACGCCAACCCCGACACCGTTCAGATCGCGCAGCGCACGCTGTCATCGATCTGCCGAGCGGTGGGCAAGCTCCAGGTCAGTAACTCTGAGCAGCTGCACCTGATTCCTCTGATTGCAGATGTGCGTGTGCGTCCGCCAAAGGGCATGTATGGCGAGTCAAACTCGATTCGCTATCTGCCCCGCAGTGGTGCGGCCCAGCCTGTTGGCACACCCACTGCCGCCCCAGCACCAGTGGCAAGAGCAGGTGTGGTGGCAACGCCCAACTCATCGGCTGCCAATGGCTTGCCTTGGAAACGCCAGGCGTAAATGGAGATGCTTCATATGGCAGATACCTTCCACACCCTGGACCAGATTCGTATTCCTGAGACGGCACAAGCCTGCAAGGAGCGGCTTGCCGCTCTGCAAGGCGAAATCTCATCCATACGGATTCAGATCGCCACGACCGATATTCGTCGACAGGCGGAGAAAAAAACACTGGATGCGGGTTGGTATCACAGGGCAAAGACAGCGCTTCGCTTAAAGCAACAGGAGCAGGCGCTGATCAATGCCCGCCTGGCGCAATTTAATACTGGCTGCGACAAGCCCCGGGAGAAGTTAAAAGACGCCATCATCGAGGTGGTTCGCTCTGACTTTGATGATCAGCAGTGGGCGAGCCTGGTTCAGCGCGCAAAGCAGCTGGCTGATGCCCAAGGGGCCAGTCATGGCTGAGTTGCCAATCAAGCTTTGCGCAACGCGTGAGGCCATCTTCTCCGCGTATGAGGCCGATAGCGGTGACGGCTTTCGCAGTCACCTCGGCGCCTCGCTGATCGGAAAGCCCTGCGAGCGGGCACTCTTTTACGACTTTCGCTGGGTGACGCGTGCCAAGCACGAGGGCCGGTTATTGCGGCTCTTTGAAACTGGACAGTTGGAAGAAGCCAGGCTCGTGCTGAACCTTCGTCGAGTTGGTGCCACGGTGCTCGAGGTCGACCCAGAAACAGGGCGGCAGTTTCGTGTCCAGGCCCATGGTGGGCACTTCGGTGGGTCTTTAGATGGCGTTGCCATCAACCTGCTTGAGGCACCCAAGACGTGGCATGTCCTGGAGTTTAAGACCCACTCCAATAAAAGCTTTCACGATCTCGTGGCCAAAACCGTGCGCGAGAGTAAACCCCAGCACTTCGCGCAGATGCAGATCTATATGCATCTCATGGGAATGACGCGTGCGATGTACATGGCGGTCAACAAAGACAACGACGACCTTTACATCGAGCGTGTGGAGGTCGACACGGAATTCGCCAAGGGATTACTTGCAAAGGCCGAGCGGATCATATTTGCCAAAGATGCGCCTGCCCGTATCTCAGAGGATCCCTCTTGGTATCAGTGCCGTATGTGCGATCACGCAGCGGTTTGTCATGGCTCAAGCGCGGCGCCTTCAGCGGCCGAGATCAACTGCCGCACTTGCTTGCATTCAAGCCCGGTTGAGGGCGGCTGGCAGTGCGAGCGCCACCAAAAAAAACTAAGCGAGATGGATCAGCGCCAGGCGTGTGAGCACCACCTCTTTTTGCCATCCCTAGTCTGCGGCATCCAGGTGGATGCTGGCAGTCAGTGGGTGGAGTACCAGATGGCCGACGGCCGCTTATGGCGGGACGTTGGCATTCATAAGCAAACGCAACCGACCATAGGAGCAACCGTATGACACTCACGTTACGCCCGTACCAAGACGCCGCCATCAATGGCATCTACAACTACTTTCACGAAAGCACTGGCAATCCGCTTGTCGTAATTCCGACCGCCGGTGGCAAGTCGCTGGTGATGGCCAAGTTTGTAGAGGGTGTCTTGAAGAACTACCCTGATCAGCGGATTCTGATCGTGACCCATGTGCAAGAGCTCATTGAACAGAATTACAAGGAACTCATGCGCTTGTGGCCCGAGGCCCCGGCAGGAATCTACTCGGCAGGTCTCAAGCAGCGCGATATCCATGCACGCATCTTGTTTGCGGGCATTCAGTCCATCTATAAGCACGTCTATGAGGTGCAGCAGTGCGATCTGGTTCTGATTGATGAGGCGCATTTAATCCCCCGTACCTCCAATACCCGGTATTGCTCTTTTCTGGCCGGGCTCAAAAGACTCAACCCCGATCTCAAAGTCATTGGGCTCACGGCCACGCCGTATCGCCTCGACTCTGGTCTTTTGCACGAGGGTGACGATGCCGTGTTTACCGACATCGCCTACGAAGCGACCGTACGGGAGTTGATCGATCAGGGCTATTTGGCACCGGTCGTTTCTAAGAAGATGAATACTGAGCTTGACGTTACCGGGGTTCGGACTCAGGGCGGTGAGTTTGTCGCCAAGGAGCTAGAGGCGGCTGTCGATAAAGACAGCATCACGCAGGCGGCGGTTGACGAGATCATCGAGTACGGCAAGACACGCAAGAGCTGGATTGTGTTTTGCGCCGGGGTGAAGCACGCTCACCACGTTCGTGATGCGATTCGCACCCGGAGCATCAGCTGCGAGACGATTGTGGGGGATACGCCAAGCCATGAGCGTGAGCGCATCATCGCTGACTTTAAAGCGGGCAAGATTCGCTGTCTAACCAATGCTAATGTCTTAACTACAGGCTTTAACGCACCGGCAGTTGATCTGATTGCGATGCTTCGACCAACCAAGTCGGCAGGTCTTTATGTGCAGATCGTGGGCAGAGGTTGCAGGCTAGCACCAGGCAAGACTGATTGCTTGGTTTTGGACTTCGCAGGCAACATCGCGCGCCACGGCCCCATTGATGCTGTAAAGCCTAAGCGCCCTAAAGGTGGTGATGATGGTGTTGCGCCCACAAAAGCCTGCCCTGATTGCAACAGTATTGTTCATGCATCGGTGCGCGAGTGTCCGGACTGCGGGCACATCTTCCCGCCACCACAGCTCAAGATCGATACCAAAGCCAGCACGCTGGATATTCTGAGTAACCGCAACTCGCAATGGGTGCCTGTCACTCGGGTGAGCTATGCCAAGCATGACAAGCCTGGCAAGCCCCCATCACTGCGAGTTGATTACTGGAGTGGCCTGGCTCACCACAGCGAATGGATCTGTATCGAGCACACCGGCTATCCACGGCAAAAGGCTGCCTCTTGGTGGGCTAATCGCGCACCGGGGCTGCCGTTACCCAAGCGGGTGGATGACGCATTGGCCTGCGCGCAACAGTTGAAGTGCCCAGCCGAGATCGCAGTGCGGTCATCAGGCCGCTACATGGAGGTTGTCGGGGCGCGCTTTCAGTGATCTGCGCGATATGTCGGCGGGCACCCCGAGGCTTTGGCTACGAGCCCGCCTTAACCAGACAAGAGGGGCCGCGCACGGAGTACTGCTCTATGCGATGTCTTGATATTGGAAGCAGGCTTAAAGGAATGATTAACCCAAACAAACACGAACAGACGGCGCTTGCTGCTGCCAGTCGGGATGGTGGGATCTACGTGGAGCTCACCGGCAAAACGGATCTGGTGACCTGGACCGAGCAGGAGTGGGCGACGTTGATTGATGTGATCGTGACATCGTTTCAAGACTCCTTGCGGGAGTCTTATG